AGTTTATCAAACCTAGTTGATGGATAAGGCATGTTGGCAACATGCAATTGATGGGACAATTAGGGGAGCCGATAACCAAGGAGTCAAAGGAGCTGAGTAGTCAGCACAGTTACTTGCGTAGGAGGGGCAAGTGCAAGCTCGTGTATGAGGAGTTTAAACTTATGCCAGTTATAGTCTGTCTCTATACGTTGCATACTACGTTAAATATGTTCCCCAAATTTTAACTCTCAACCATGGATACAACTAAAAGATTTCGTGATATTGGGCTTTCATATGTGACCACGTATGATATGCCCAGCCAGGCCTTCCCAAGCTACTATGAGTCTGCTAAAGAATTTATCTCTGCTATGTATCTAATTATTTGCTACTATGTGAATATGTTGTACGAAAGCGTCTTAGGCGCGTACGACATTCTATTCTGGGTAGCATTGGTTGCCTTTCTTCTTGTTGTCGCGATCTACGTGATCTGCGGATACTTTTGGATGTGGTTTCGAGTCCGCCCGTACTGGCGTTGGCTTCGTGGCTACCTCTATTGGTATACCGACAAAGCAGAAGCTGCTAAGCTACATCGCGATAGCGATGTGCTAGCGCATACACTCATCACAAGTGATGAATCGTTTAATGACGATTGCGTCACCATTGTGATTGAAGCCGATAAGGTAGAGAGTGTCGTTGGTGGTGTCGAACATGATCAAAGTTTGGTCAAGGATCGTCGCCATAGACGTCTGCCGCACAAGAAGAGTCTCCGTAATGACTATGTTGGCGCAGTCATTGCTGAGATTAAAATGAAGCTCGGTACTCCGGTGTATCGTGATGCTAACGTTGCTGTGGTCAGACGTTTAGCACGTAGTATAATGGAAGCACATGGAGTGCGACCAACACACCAGGTACAAGTCATCAATACTATCTTGAAGGGAGTGTTTATTCCTTCTCAAGATGAAATTGATGTGAGCGACATGTTGTCACGACCGTATGCAGTTGATGCACGCAGTCGTGTCAATATGGGCAATCTCAATTGAGGGCGCTTGGTGCGGTTACCAGGTTTGAGTCATGATACAAATCTAACTCATCCCGATCTGGTGGTAACTAAGCACACAGCGGTGCCAACCATCCGTACATTGTATTGTGTTAGCAATGTCGGACCAGAACTCAACCTGCGTATCAACAACGCAGACATTAACACACTGAAGACAGCGTTATTAACACGCATGTACTTCTGTGAGGTCAAGGGTGAATTTGTTGAACCACCCAATCCCAGCAACAAAGACGTTAACGATACGTTGTTTGAATTCCGAACAGCATTGTGTGACAAATTGAAGCGAGCCACCCCAGTTTCCCTTAACGATACAGTTGAGATGTACAAGGGTCGTAAGAAGGCAATTTACACTCAAGCTATGGAAAGCTTACAACAAAATTGTGTGTCGCGTAAAGATGCTGTTAGTGTAGCATTTGTCAAATGTGAGAAGGTTAACCCAACCAAGGCACCACGTTGTATACAGCCACGTGATCCAAGGTATAATCTCGCACTTGGCCGCTACATTAAACCAATAGAGCACAAAATATACCGTGCGATTCAGAAGGTTTATGGGGATGGACCTACTGTTATCAAAGGATACAATGTGCAACAAGTGGCACGAATTATGTGTGGCAAGTGGAATAGCTTCCGACAACCAATAGCCATTGGGTTGGATGCTACAAAATTTGACATGCATGTAAGTGCTGCCATGTTAAGATGGGAGCATTCAGTCTACCAACACATCTACCCAAACGATCACCATTTGAAGGAACTGCTAAGTTGGCAAGTTCACAACATTGGACGTGGGTTTAGTGATGATGGTAGTCTGAAATATAAAGTTGAAGGTAAGCGTTTCAGTGGTGACATGAACACAGCACTCGGGAATTGCATAATTATGTGTGGTATGGTACACGCGTATGCAAAATCTCGAGGAGTCTCTATTAAATTGATGAATAATGGAGATGATTGCGTGGTATTCATGGAGGCTGAAGATGAGGAGCGATTTCAACGTGATATTGATGAGTGGTTTCTGAAATTAGGATTCCGTATGACTGTCGAACCAACTTGCCATAATCTAGCAGAAATTGAATTCTGCCAGATGCATTGCATACGCACTGCAAATGGTCCAGTAATGGTTCGCAACATCCCAACTGCCTTAGCCAAAGATGCTATGAGCATAGTGCCGCTTGATAGTGAAAAAGCGATGCGCAAGTGGATGGGTGCTGTTGGTGAGTGTGGATTAGCTTTGTGTCGTGGTGTACCCATTATGCAGAGTTATTATTCCATGTATCACAAACAAGGCAGCACTAGTAAAATACGAGATAGTGTCCAATTTCAGACTGGTATCCACATGCTAATGCATGACCTCCAAGGAGAGTCAACTCAAATAACTGAGGAAGCTCGCGAGGATGTTTACATTGCGTGGGGATTAGAACCAGATATGCAGGTAGACCTAGAGAAGATGTTCGGAGAACGACAGATTTCCTATGGTTCCCATGAATATGGTGACCACAGTGAGTACGAACATATTACACTCTAGGTCGTGATAATTATCATGTATTCAGATAATTATACCGGACCATATTACAGTGATGGTAAGTACCAGGAGAGTGTACCCTTTGGGGATGCACCTGCTGATACACCATTAGCTCAACAATCACGATTACACGATACCGCTTACTATTATTATAAAGATGATCTGCATCGGAAGGCCGCAGATGAAATCTATTATAATAACCTCAAGGATATTGATGATCCAGCTACAGTAGTGGCACGAAATGCAGTACGGCATGGGAATGTCGCCGTGGATGCTGGATCACGCTTAGCCCATAATGTGGCTGTTGGCACCAATTTATTAGGTCCTTTGGGAGCTATTGGTGGGCTTGTGTATAC